ATGAGTGAATTATATTGGTTAGGTGTTTTGGGCAACTTACATAGTTTGGGTGTAGGTATTGTGGCTCTTTCTATTTTAGCAATGATTTTTTTGGCGTTTATACTTGTTACTACTACTTTGAATGGTTACGATAAACCTCCTATTTGCTTAAAACTTTTAAAGTTAAGTGCTGTTTCCGCATTAATAGGATTTCTTATGTGCGTGTTCATTCCTTCAACAAAGAGTCTGCTTATCATCTATGGAGTAGGTGGCACTATCGACTATGTTAAAGAGAACAAGGATGCAAATAAGATTCCAGATAAGTGCATTAAGGCTCTTGACAAGTATCTGGATGATGCGTTGAAGGAAGATAAGGAGTGATCAAGAAAACGTATGCTTACAGTAAGCTATATGGCGGTATATTAACACTTTGTTTCATTTCTTTCCAGTTATTTCCAAATTGGAAAGAAATGGAAATAAATAGGGAGTGCTCACGCATTCCCTATCTCCTTAATAACAACCTTTTAACCTATAAACCAAAAACCTATACTTATAACACTAACCTTCTTCTTCTGACATCTGTCTCAACTTCTCTGTGAGGGTGTTATGAACCTCACGCTTATCGTCAAGAGTGACATTCTGTAACTTAGGACAGTTGAATTCCAATATCTTGATGAATGATGTGACTTTATCCTTCGGTTCACATTTATTCCAAGCAACCAGGAAGTCGTCCCAAGCCTCTCGTGTAAAGGCTGCACACAGCTCACGAAACTCCTTCGTGATAGGAGACTCGTAGCCTTTCTGTTTTCCTCCAGTCTTTGCCCGACCTTTCTCGAACTGACCTTTAGTATTTCTGTCTGCTGCCATTTTCTCTAAACTATTTGACTGCAAAGATAGCTATATACTTATATGCGCAAACCTTATCCATTAACTTTGTGAAATTGCAGACACCTTAATTAATAGATAAGATTACTATTATATAAGGTGTGGTTATCTTTGTATCATTATTAATAATTTATAATTTCATATATGATAGGTGCATTAATAGGTGCTGGACTTGGGCTTGCAAGCAGTATCGCTGGCGGTATAGCTAACCGCAAGGCGAGAAAAAAGCAGGAACAGATGTTGGCCCAGCAACAGAGAGAAAATCAGGCATGGTATGACAGGAGATATAATGAGGACCCTACCAAACGTGCCGATACAGTCAGATTGCTCACTCAGATGCAGGAGCAGATTAAGAACAGAAACAGAGCAGCTAAGGGCAGACAAGCCGTAATGGGCGGTACAGAAGACTCCACTACTGCGGTAAAGGAGGCGAACAACAAGACTCTTGCTGATACGACCTCGCAGATAGTGGCTGCAAATGAAGCTCGTAAGGACGCTATCGAGCAGCAGTATCAGCAGAATAAACGTTCCATTCAGGGGCAACAGATGCAGATGGAGGCCGAAAAGTCGGCTGATACAGCCAATGCCGTAGCAGGAGTGGCTGGTACTGCCGCTAATATCGCTGCAACACTTGATGCTGGTACGGGTGGAGCAAAGAAGGCTCAGAATATGAATGCGACTCAGCAGTTGAATGGCATTGCAAAGGATCCTGACGATATTCTTGGCTTGAAGGCGAAGACTACAGGGCTGCCATCGCAAGGAGAACTGAATAGTCTTGGCTTGAAATTGCAAGAACAGAAAGTAAAAGCATAGCCTATGAAAGCATCAGATATGTTAAGACAAAATAACGGCTTGAAGACTACACAGAGTGTACTCAACAAGCAGCAGAGTGGGGTGGATGCTGCACAGAAGGTTGCACAGACTCAGGCTCCAGTATTCACACAGCAGCAACTTGATGCGGCTGGCAAGAAGATTGACCAGATAAATGCTGCCACTCCCACCGATGGGGCTATGAAGGCTGCCAGGGCTAAGACTATCGCCACGCAACAAGCCATCGCCAATGGGGTGGACGTGAATCAGACTGTACCCAGCGATGAGGAAGATAAACCATCTGTCCCTATCGTCAAGAAGGAGGAGCCGAAACCTCAGGCTAAGCAGTTATCTTATGCGGATATGTATAAGATGCTGAATCCTGAGCAAGAGGAGACAGCAGAACAGAAGGAGAGAAGGGAGAAGAAGGAACGCACAAAGGCTCGTATCGCTGCAATCGGTGACGGTCTGCGTGCGCTCAGCAATATCTACTTCGCTACTAAAGGCGCAAAGGTGGTACACAATCCTGAGTCGGATATGACTAAGGTAGTGAATAAGCGCAAGGAGTACATGGATGCTCAGAGAGAAAGAAATCAGGCGGCATGGCTGGCTGGTTATCAAAGGGCGATGGCTCTTGATGAGCAGGCGAAAAGTCGTGGTATGACCTATGCCGAGCAGGTTAGACATAACAAGGAACTCGAGAGTATTGCTAAGACGAAGAACGACCAAGGACAGCAGAGAATTGATATTAACAAAATGCGTATTACCAATCAGCAGGAATACAATCAGGCAAGGCTTGAGCTGGATAGACTTAGGAGGGAAGATAAGATTACTCAAAGCGAGAAGGAACTTGCTATCAAACACCTGAATGCACAAGCTAAACAAATCGCTCCAAACAGGTCTGGAGGTGGTCGTGGCAGTTCTTCTAAAGAAGACTGGGACGCTGAATATCTCAAACTGAATGGAAAGTATCCTTCTGAGGTAGCAAATGCTAATCAAACCGTAGCAAAGGGAGGTATCAAACCAAATACTGCTGCTGGACGAAAGCAAGTTGTGAAGATAGTCAGAAAGAAGATTGCTCATAAGGGTGGCGGTACTTCTTCTAAAGGAAGTGCTAAAAGTAAATTTTCAATTCATCATTAAAAAGAAACAATATGCCAATAAATAGTAAGGTTAAGAGACTGTATGATGCCTTGAAGGCTGATGGTGGTGATGTTGGTACACCAGAAGAATTTAACTCTTGGTTCTTTAAGCCAGGCAAGGAAGGTTACAAAAACAGAAAATCCGTATATGATACCTTCAAGGCTGATGGGGCTGATGTAGGGAAAAACTATGAGGAGTTCGGTAAATGGCTTGGCCTTCATGCTGTTTATCCTACCGTAAACAAGTATCACCAGCAAATGTTGAACTCTGTTGACCCAAACAAGAGCAGGGCATCTGAACTTACTCATAGAGCGGTTAGTCAGGCAAAAAGAGGAATGAATAATGTCCGTAAGCCAGTAGTCGCTAAGGTTGTAAATCGGGAAGGTAAGCCAACTGGAAAGGAGTTTGCCATTACTCCTGCCAAGACCGTAGAAGACCTTGATAGGGAGTATGCTCAGGAGACTACAAAGAATTGGGAGAATGAACTGCATGACCAGATGGCTGATGCCGACAAGGATGCAGCAAAGATTAGCGATATGTTCAAGTCCTTCATCGGTTCTACGGATGAGGTCGGTAGTGTGTGGGGTAATATGACAAGAGGTGGCGGTATCGCTGGTACTCCTCATAGTGTTACTACCAACAACGGTATCTTGGAGAATACTGAAGCCAGACAAATTCTTGCTGCTGGTGACTACAATCGCAAGAGAAAGGAACTCTTACGGTTGGAGAAGGATTCAAGAAATGGTGCAATCTTTGACAATCATTCTTTTTTTAGAGGAATGTATGATGCTGCCAAAGATACTGGATTCCTGACTGGAGGTGCGTCTAACATTATCAATGCTGGCTCCTTGCTTGCGACCAGGCAGGATTTGGATAATGGTGTTCATACCGAAGCTGGAGATATGCTGATGCAGCAAGCGGTAAAGAATAGTAATGCACAGAGTCAGTATGGTGACAATAAAGGATGGATGTACACTGGTGGTGTTATCACTACCAATATGGCTCCTTTTATTGTGCAGATTGCCAGTGCAGGATTCTCCAAGGGTTTGAGTACTTCAATCGGCAAGGTTGTTCAGGGCGCAGCTTCCAAGGTGGCACTGGGTACGATGAAAAAGGCGGCAGGATTTGCAAGTGCAGATTTGGCTAAGAACATCGGTAAGGTAACTGGTCTTACTACCAAGGCTTTCGGAAAAGCTATCCAGTATGGAATCGTTGGTGCTGCCCAAGCCAATACAGTTGGTCTCGGAAATGTTGCTAACGATGTGATTAACCGCTATACTGGTCAGGTCTATCAGGATGAGCAGGGAAACTATAAGTTCGGCACATTTGATAGTGATGGTAAACTTGTGCATGAAGGCGGTGAAGACTTCCTTACTGCCTTCGTAAAGGGTGATGCGGCTCAGACCATTGAGTTTGCTACTGAGTTGGCTGGCGGTGGCATTGATGCTGTGGGTACTGCCCTGAAGAACTTCGTTATCAAAGGTGGCAAGAAAATTATCAACAAGTACAACATGGAGAATGTCTCCAAGGTGATAGACTTCTTGCTTAATAATAAAGTGTCAAAGAATGTAAGATACTTGAAGGCTGGTGCTGACAGAACACTTGGTAAGGTTGAAGTGAATAGTATTGTCGGTGAGTCTCTGGAGGAAGAGTTGGGTATCATCGCCAACACGGTCTTTACTGGTGATAATAAAATCTCAGACTTGTGGGATGAAAAGCAGCAGTCACAGATATGGGGCGGTATGCTTTTGTCTATCGGATTGATGAAGGGTGCTGTTGCTCCTTTCCATGCTTATAATGCCAAGCAGTATTATTCCTATAAGCATAAGCTAAACAAGGCTGATGTAAACTTGTCTCAGTTGCTCGGTAAGGAGAAGTGGGAAGAACTCCGTAATCAGATTGATGCTACAACAAACGAGGATATGCCTGAAATGGTAAACAAAATCAATCGTGATGTTGCTCTTGGTAAGAACAGACAGCCAGTGCGTGAGTATATTCAGAACTTGCTCATCATGCGTGGTTATGACATTGGTAATATGCTTGCAGCAAAGAAGGCAGTTGAAGATAAGGGTGAAGGTGTTTCCGTGAAGAACATGGAGAAGAATCAGGCATATCAGCAGGGTCGTGATGCTTACGGCTATGATACACATGAGATTCAGTTAGACCAAGAAGACAAACAAAAGTCTCTTGCTCAACTTATCGGTATATCAGAGCAGCAGTTGGCATCCATGAGTGATGAGGAACTTGAATCATTCTCTGGTCGTGATGATAATATTGATAGGGCTATTTATGACTACCAGTTGTCGAGTGCTCGCTATGAAGGTGTTGTTGATAACGCAAGAGACCAGATAGACTTGGAGGTTCAGAGAGCAGCACAGGCGGTTGATATGTACACAGACAAGTCTCGTAATACTATCCGAAACGCAACCATCAAAGCATCGGGTGGTGCGGAAGACTATGGTGTGTATATTATCAGCGGTAATATTGCTACTCATGATGATGGCTCTATTGATGTAAGCAATAGCGATGATATGATTCTGTATTATGACCCAACTACCAATACTGTTGAGCATGCTGATGCCATGATGTTTGCTGAACTGGGTAGTGAGGAGAATGCTGATGAAGTGAGAAGTCAGGCTATGGCTGATGCCAAGGAGAAGGCTATTAAAGAAACTACTGGTATCATTGATGGTGTTGTTGAGGTAGGTACTCAGTTCAAGACCATTGATGCTGATGGTACAGAGCATACTTATGAGGTACTCGCTGATAATGGTGATGGTACTGCCATGATAACTATTGATGGCAACATTCCAACTGAACTTGTCAAGGGTGAGAATGTAAATATCCCAGTCTCGTTTGAAGAGTTGCAGAATATGAAGGATGAGGCTGATCAGCAGAGATTGCAAGCAGCAAAGGCTCAGCGAGAACAGATGGAGAAGGAGCGTGCTGAGCAGCAGATGCAATCACAGACTACGCAAGCAGAGAATCCTGCTCATGAAGATAATATCCAGTCAGCACCTATCAAAGATAACATAAAATACTCTGATATAATCAGAGAGGATGGTAAGGTTCAGATGGTAAATGTTTCTGATAAGTATGGAAATAATCTGTTCCCTGATGCTAAAGATGTGTTCTATATTCAAGGAAACAAGATGAGAACCAAGTTTGCTTATATTGATGCAAATGGAAAGTTGAAGACTCAGAATTTCCCTACAGGATTGGTTAAGATAAAGACAAGGGGTAAAGTATCTGTTGATGATTACAAGAAGTATCGCAATACGATACTCGCTGCTGAATCTTCTTTCATACCTGAATCCTCAAAAATAGAGGATAATAGTGGAGAGAATAGAGGTGAGATAGAGGAGGAAGCTCCGACAATAGAGGGCGAGACTGCTGGTTCTGCTGAGGAAACTGCCACTTCTGAATCTTCTGAGGCTACTACAACCGAACAGACTCCTGCCATAACCCTTGAAGATGGAACTATTGTACCTATGCTGGAGGATGGCAATCCTGACTTCTCGAAGCTGAGTGCCGCACAGACCGCTGAGTTGTATGACACCCAGTTTGATGAGGATGCAGATGGTATCGTGTCTGGATATGTATCTGACGCAAAGAAGGCACTCGACAAGGCCAACAACATGACCGTGAAGGGTAAGACTTTTGTAGAACAGAAGGCTGCCAAGGCTGCCAAGGAGAAGGCTATTGCTGATGCTCAGGCGGCTTATGACTCTGCTATCGCTATCCGTGATGCTTATAATGAGCGACAACTTGCTAAGGAAGAGAATACTACTGAGGGCAGAAAGAGTCTCATTGAGAAGGCAAAAAGAAAGTTCGCTCGATTGAAGAACAGCGAAGAATGGAGTGAGCGGCCTGGTGACTTGTGGAATGAGACGGTTGGCAAGCTGCTTCATCGTCTGTATGATGCTACAGGAATTGATGTGTTCAATGATACTCCTAATACTGTCTACGAATATGTTGCTGAAAATGTCGGTCCGTATAGCCTGAATTATGAAGGAAATGATAATTCAAAGGGAGTACAACAGGAGACAGGTTTGTCTCGTTCTGACTTTGCCAAGTTGGGATGGCTCGCTGCCGAAGGTAAGGGTATGACTATTGATGCTAAGGTACACAGACTTTGGGAGAATAGACCTTCCAACTTGGAGAGTGCGGAAACTCAGGAGATAAGAAACGCCTTGATCAGTCTTATTACAAGCGGTCAGACTGCATTCCAAGCGAGAGATTATATCCTGAATCAGCGTATCGAACTTGCAGAGAGTGCGTTGGAGGAGCAACTGAGACAGGAAGAAGATGCGGCCGAAGCACAGAGGGTTAAAGAGGAGGAAGAAAAGAAAAAGGCCGAGCTGGAGAAGAAAGCAGAAGAGGAGAAGAAAAAGACCGAGGAAAATGAGAAGATAAATGATAATATAAATGCTCCTGAGCAAAATAAGTTCCCTGACAAACTAAAGGATGGGAGTGAGACTATTGAAGTTCCTGAGGATGCAACGGATGAGAATCCGCTTGGCTTGCAACTTAGCGAAGATAAGGTTCCGTTTGAAATTGAAGGAGGAAAGAGCGGTGAGACATATAACATAAATGATGATGAAGACAGACAGAGACTTATCAATGACAACAAGGTGGATGATAAGGACATCTTGGATATTGATATGCCTAAACATGTACACAAGGCTATTAAGGAATTGTGCAAGAAGATGGGATTGAAGGTTCAGTTCCTTTATATGGGCGCAAGGTCAAATGGTTGGATAGAGAATGGAAATATGTATCTTGCTCTGGACACAGAGAAGGCTACTCAGTTTGTCTTTGGTCACGAAATGACTCATGCCATCAAGCAGAAGAATTCTGAGGCATACAAAGAACTTGTTAAGGTTGCTATGGCGGTAACAACAAGAAAGAAGTTTGAGGAAGACTTGGCAAAGGTTTACCAAAACTATCATGGTATCTCTGGATATAACAATGTTGATGATTATGTTGAGGAGGTTGTTGCTGATAACTTAGGAAAGTTTATTAATGACTTTGACTTGGCGCAAAAGTTCTCTCTTCGTCTAAATCATCCTGTATTGGCAACGATTCTTCATGCTATACAGAAGATAAAGAGTCTGTTATATGGAGACTTCTACAAGTCGGTAGATGCTTTGGAGCGTATCGTTGAAAAGGCATACGTTGATACTGCCAATGGTCAGGTGACGAACTCTGAGACTGGCGAAGATGTTTCCTTCTCTCTCCGCCAAAAGCCTGAGCCAAAGAAGAAGGGTGTCGGCTACAAGGTGTTCGTATTGAAGGATGGCAAACTCTATCCACCTATGGTAGCGAACCCTGATGGTGCTGCTACTCCAGTAGGTGTATGGCTTGATGCTGATGCGGCTCCTATTGCAGGAGAAAGCAAGACTGGCAGACCTCAGGTTAAGCAGGGCGGCAAGGGAACACAAGGCGGTAGCGGTAAGTTAGCCTATAGACCAGGCTGGCATCTTGGTGTAGTGCCTTACGCTATTCAGTTCAACCGCAAGGATGCTGAGGGCAACAAGACTCTCTTTCCAAAGAATTTCGTCTTCGCAGAGGTGGAGTATGCTGCTGATGTTGATTATCAGGAGGAAGCTCGCCAAGAGGGTATCAATCCATCGGGCAAGTATCAGCACTCACTCGCTGGCTTGAAACATCTGCCTACTGATGGATATTATATGTATCGTACAAACCCGAACCCTGAGACTGACCCTTGGGTGATTACTGGTGCGATGAAGGTGAACCGTATCTTGACCAGAGCAGAGCAAGCAGAACTTGTGAAGAATGCTGGACGTGAACCTCAGCAGATTCAGGAGGGCGATATTGTTACTGATGATGTTGTGAACAGCATCAATCAGGAGATAGCTGATGCCCCTAAGTTCTCATTGAAGGTATATCATGGCAGCGGTGCTGACTTCACAGAGTTTGACTTCAACCACATGGGCGAGGGTGCTGGCTCACAAGTGTTCGGTTGGGGTGGCTATGTTACTTCATCCAAAAAGATTGGTAAGAGCTATGCTAAGATTGGTCAGATGAGTGCCGAAGATAGACATAGACATGCGTCTTCGGAAGATACACCTATTGAAGCTGCTGTTGGTTCTATCTTAGGGCAGGAAATATACAATGAGCGAGCAAAAACGTTTGAGCAGAAAAAGGCACAGGCTATTGAGAATGCCGAAAACTCTATTGCCAGCTATAGTGATATGCTCAAAAACTCGAATGAACTTGACGAAAAGAGTAAGAAGTTCTTAGAGAAGAGTATAGAGAGATATAAAAAGGAACTTGAAGTGCTTCGTGCTTTGACTGAGGAGCAGTATAAAGAGGAGTACATAAAGCAAGGTCGTGCCAAAAATCTCTATGAAGTGGATATTCCTGATGACAATGGCAGCAACTATCTGGATTGGGAAAATCCTTTGAATGAGGAACAGATAAATGCTATTCGTGATGCTTTGGCTAAGAATGGTGTTGATGTTTCATCTTGGGAAAATAGAGGTTTCAAACTGGATTTGCCTTTTAAAGATGTATATGCAGCAGTTCTTCCAATGATGATGCGTTGCGAGCCAAAGGAAGTAAGCAAGTTCCTCTCTTCTCTTGGTTTTACTGGCATTAAATATCCTGCTGGTACTATCCAAGGTGGCGCAGAGGAAGGCGATACCAACTATGTTATTTTCAAGCCTGAGGATATGAAAATTACTCAGCATACCAAGTTCTCTCTCCGTTTGAAGGCTGCTATTGAGGAAACAGAAACCAATCCATCTGATGCGCAGAAGGAGAGTGGCAACTACAAGAAGGGACACATCAAGTTCGGTGGATATGATTACACTATTGAAAATCCAAAGGGTTCAACTCGTTCAGGCAAGGATGCCGATGGCAAAGAGTGGAAAATAACCATGCACGATACCTATGGCTATATCCGTGGCAAGTTTGGCAAGGATGGTGACCATTTGGATATGTTCATCAATGACAAAGCAGACCTTGATAATTGGAATGGTGATGTATTTGTCGTTGACCAAGTGAATCCTGATGGCTCGTTTGATGAGCATAAGGTAATGTATGGCTATGACTCCATGGATGATGCCAAAAAGGCTTATCTCGCCAATTATAGCGATGGTTGGCAGGGTCTTGGAAATATTACTGGAGTAAGTAAGGATGAGTTCGACAAGTGGCTTGATGCGAGCAACCGTAAGCTAAAGCCATTTGCAGACTATGCAAAGGTAAAGTTCTCGTTGAAGGATAATCAGGGGAATCCTCTGAATCAGGATGGTACTTTAAAGCTGGATAAGATTAAGTCCGTTGATGAGTTGACGGATGAAGACTTCTTGCATCCTACCAGAAATGTAGAATTGCCTAGCTTACCAAAGAAAATTGCTGATGCTATCGGAACAGAAGGCAAGCCAGTTGTTATCAAGAAGAATATCTTTGAGCGTAATTATATGAGACATAAGGACGTTACTCCTGAATTGAGTAAAGTAATCTTTAAGTCTGCTTTGTACAATCCTGATTTGTATGGTCAGAATCAAAAGAAAACTAGACCATATAATTGGGTACTTATCAACACGAAGGACGAGAAGGGCAATAACCGCACAGTATTATTAGAGGTAAATCCTAATAAAGACAATGTGGAAATTGTTCATTGGCACTTTGTGAATGATAAAAATTTGGGATTGATAAAGAAACAAGCCATCCGTGAGGGCGACCAAGTCCTCATACTGCCTTCTGAACAATCAGAAGAGGTTGGTGGTCTTTCCAACCTTACGGATGACTTATCTGCTGCAAAGATAGACAATTCTTCTGAAACTGCCAAGGAAAATGGCGAAAAGTTTTCATTGAAGGACGAAAAAACTCTTGCAGGAGTGCATAACATTACTGAGGAGAAGCTGTTGAAGGCTATCAAGCAGGGTGGTCTTGCCAATCCGTCTGTGGCAGTTATTGATTCCAGTAAGCAGAACCATGAGGACTATGGTGACATTTCCCTGATATTGCCTTCTGATAAGGTGGCTAAGAGAACTGGAAAGAACGCTGGCACTTGGCAGGGTGATGCTTGGACACCTACCTATCCGCAAGTGGAGAGACAGATGAGCAATAAGGGGGCTGAAAAAGCTTCTAATGATGTTAGTTCTGTTCCTAGTGATATGTATAGCGAGGTAAGAAGAGGACTTGACCGATGGCTGGATGGTGGAGAAGGAAACTCTGCTATGGCTTATATGTTCCTTCACGAAAAGGGTGTGGCTCCTGAACCGAAGAAGATTCAGCCTAAGTTTAGTGATGAAGCATATAACGAGTTGAAGTTTATTACTGATGGAAACTTCAATATCTATGGTATCGGCAAGGCTGATGCCCAGAAGGTCTTGGATATGTACATTGAAGCAAAGTTTGATGGCGATAAGGATTTGTATGAGGAGAAGACCAAGGCTTGGCTGGAAAGAAACAAGTCTATCGTTGATGCTGGTGCTGGTGGAATGAGATATACCATTGCTAAGGAGAATGTTGAACTGTATGATGAATATGGTTTCAACTATAAGGGTGTGCAGACCTTCGTCCGTGATGTAGAGTATGACCATCGTAAGACTGGCGTTGACATGAATGCTACGCTTAATGAGGTTGAAGACTACATTAAGGCTAATAACCTGACAGATGAGTTCAATACTTGGCTGGAAGGTAAGGAAAAGGAATATGGCATTAAGGAGGTAATCTTTGATGGATTTACTCCTAGCGGTAATCGTAGATATGTGCCAAACACCTTGGAGAATGTTTCCAAGATAATGAAGAAACAAGGTCGAAATGGTGCAACAGGAACATCGGTATCTTTCCAAAACTTTGCTGCAAGGTTGATGCCTTCTTATGGAACATTGAAGGATATTCGCTCCAAGAAAGGTTTGCTGACTTCTGACCATGAGGATTTAGACAAGTTCAATGAAAAGTGGGCGAATGTATTCTTTGAACTTGGCATGAAGTGCCAGCCTGATGCAACTGGAACTTTTGATGATTATGGTTTGGCAAGACTCTCTGAGGCGGCAATGACAAGTGACCCACAAGCCTATTTGAAGAAAGAGTACAATGTGGACTTCTCAGATGAGGACACGAAACGTTTGAAGGAAATGGTTAAGGCTATCAAGGAAGAGTACCCAGCCATGTACTTTGAAACCAAGTTTGAACGTCCTGTAGGCTTTGATGAGTTCTCTTCTGCTGTGGTTCCAACAACGGCTAGCAACGAGGTAAAGCAGGCTTTGCAGAATGCTGGTGTGCAGATTTACGAATATGATAAGGAGAAGGAAGGTGACCGCAGTCGTGCCTTCAATGAAGCTATCAATAGTAGTGACAATATCCGTTTCTCTCTGAAAACAATGATGGAGAAGCCTGAGGGGTGGAAACAAGCCAACAAGAAGGCTATACATATTGCAGAAGCTATTGAGCGTGACCCTAAGTTTTCTTTAAAGAATCTTGATGGCACTCTCATTAAGGCTGGAACATACTTTAGCGGTGGTGGACTGGTTGAAGAGGGCTTGAAGGGTATCATCGACCCGGTGGTGGCAGTTGAGTATGACGAGAAGATAAGCGGTGTATATCGCAATAACTTCGGGCAGCATATTGTGACGGCAGACGTTCGTGATGTTGACCCTAAGGAGTTGGTTAAGCAGATAGATGGAGAGGTGGAGTACTTCCATGCCAGCCCAGTCTGCAAGAACTACTCTCAGGCGAAGAGTAACCATGCTGAGTTGGAACTTGACAAGGAGACCGCTGCAAGTACTGCCGAGTTCATCAACGCTATAAAACCAAAGGTGGTGACCATTGAAAACGTGAAGGGTTATAAGGATTCTGATGCGATGAAGACTATCACGGATGCCCTGGATGCCAACGGCTACACTTGGGATGCAGATGTGTATAACGCTGCTGACTATGGCGGCTACACCAACCGAGAGAGATTGATTGTCCGTGCGGTTCGTGATGGCAAACTCCCTGAAAAGCCAAAGAAGATGGCACACAAGAGCGGATGGTATGAAGCGGTAGAGGATATTATCCCAACCTTGACCGAGAAGAAGAATGGTGTGGCTCCTTGGATGGATATTCGCTTGAAGGCTGATGGTATTGACTGGCGAAACATTGACAAGCCATTATATGTGATGGGCAGTGCTTATGCTGACGGAAAGGTTCCTCATGCCTTTGCTGACGAACTCCTGCCAACACTCAGAACCAAGAGCGGTGATGTGATTGTGATGCCTGATGGTAAGGTATATCGTGCCATGGGTAGAGTGCTCGCAAGAGTATCAGGAGTGAGCGATGATTACAAGATGCCATTCTCTGAGAACCTGAGTCATACCATCATCGGCAACGGAATACCTACCCAGTTGACCGAGCATGTGATTGCTCCTCTGCTTACTGGCTCTGACCCTAAGTTTAGCATCCGTACCTATCATGGTACTGGTGCTAAGTTTGACAAGTTCGATTTCAGCCACATGGGTGAAGGCGAAGGTTCACAAGCATTTGGCTGGGGTGGTTATGTTACTAACTCTAAGGATATTGCTGAGGACTACACAAGACGTGCCAAGATAAGGAAAGATAATGGCGGTTTTGAATTTGTGACAGATATGTCTGCCAATAACAAAGATATGGTAAGACAATATATCTATAAACATAAAGATGTAAACAAGGGATTGGATGCTATGAGAAAAGACCTTTCTTCTGCTCTAGAAATGTTCCCTGATGATGATGATTTAAAGGAACTTAGCAATATTCTTGCAAAGAAGAATGAGGAAATAGCTGTTCCAGATAATATTGCTTATCTTTATGATGTGGATATTCCTGATGATAATGGAGATTATCTTGATTGGGATGCTCCTTTGACAGATAAACAGAAGAATACAATTATTAAAGAATTAAGGCGATTAAAAATAGATTTTGCCGACTTTAAAAAGCGTGGTTTTTCTTTTGATGGTTCATTTGGTGGTAATGCCTATGATTTTCTAATGTATGCTTTAAGAAGAACAAAGAAGTGGAAAGATGTAGATGCTAGTCGTGCAGTTAGTAAGTTCCTGTCTTCTATTGGCTTCACTGGTATCAAGTATAAGGCTGGTAGTATATTTGGCGGTGCTAAGGAAGGCGATTACAACTACGTGATATTCGATGAGGATAATGCCAATATCGTGGGTAATACCAAGTTCTCTCTCCGTGGCTCCACACCTTACGACAAGCAGATGGAAGAGTGGATGGAGAAGAACCATTTAGAAAAGGGTGCTGTTCCTATGGAAAAACCTGTCATGAAGGAAGGTGAGAACATTTTTGATTATGCCAACAGAATGGTAGAGTGGACTCGCAATCAGAACTTGTGGAAGACCGCTCCTAAGCAGACTGGATTCCAAGATGCACTCGACAAGTGGAAGGCTGACAATGGTCTTTCTCCTGATGCTTATCCACCTGTCCGTCCTCATCGTGAAAACTATTCAACAGAAATCGGTTATACAGAAGACTTGGAGGAGTACAACAAGAAGAAAGAACTCTGGAAGTCTGCTCCAAAGCCAAAGGACTTTGATTTGTCCGTTGACTTGGAGGATATGAACAAGCAGCTTCGTAATATCAGAAGAGCGGTTCTGAATCAGAAGAACTATGACCAGAGAACGATTAAGGCGGTATCTGACCTTGTAAGAAAGATGCTCAACATCGGATGGGGTGACGGATTGAGCAGGGGTAAGGTGGGCAACCTTCTCTCTGCTGCCAAGAATGCCACTGGAGCCAATGACGTGAAGAAGTATCTCGACAAGGCTATGGGAATCCTTGCTGAAAACTATCTCAACCGTCTCTCTACTGCTTACGACAACCTTATCAATACCAAGGGTGCAAGGGCAGACCAGAGCGGTGTGATTAAGATGGGTTCTCTTGATGCCAATGGTCAGGCTTTCATGAGCGAATATAAGAAGGCTATCAATATGGATGATAAGTCTCTGAATAACTATGTCGCAAACATAGAGGAAGATTCTGCCAAGAATGAAGACAATGTGGAAATGAATGACTCCAGACTTGCTGGTATTCAGGCTGCCATCATGTATAAGCAGCAGATTGGCGGCAATGATGCCGATATTGCCGAGTTGCAGAGACAGATTGGCGAGTTGAAGAATAAGAAGGATGCTACCAAGGAAGACAAGGATTTGTTGAAATCCTTGGAAAAGAAACTCTTTGAGAATAAGTTTGACCGCATTACCATGTACGAGAACCTCCTGAATAACATTCAGAGAATGGTGAAGGAGAGTAAGGGTAGGGCAAAGGAGTTCCGAGAGGAGATTGCCGAGCACAAGAACGAAATCCTGCATCTTGCTAACTTGGATTTGGAAGGTGTGGATTCTACCTATTATGATACCACAAATGCCAAGAAGAAACTGGTGAACAATGACTTGCAGCGTGCAGTATTCTCTTCTACCTATACCTTTGAGCAGTTCTTGAAGTTCTTCGGTAAGAAAGCTGCAAATGGCGAGGGTCGATTGTACAACTACTTCACGAAACTGAATCAAGATGCTCTTGATGAGGAACAGCTATATAAAGAAATGAACCGAAATGCCCTTGATGAGAAGACCAAGGAATTGTTCGGCAAGAAGAAGTTTATGAATCTTGTAGGTATTGATGGCAATGGTATGAAGGAAATGGATATTGAGGTTACTGACTACTCCAATAAGAAGACTGGCAAACGAACCATTCATTTGAAACAAGGTCAGATGCTATATATCTATCTCGTCAATAAGGAGACTGATGGAGAAATGAAACTCCGTGCTATGGGTATCACAGAGGAAGATGTGGCTGCAATAGAGGAAAATCTTGACCCAAGAGTGAAGGCTATGGGTGAGTGGTTGCAGGATGAATACCTTCCTGAATGTCAGAGAAGATACCAAGCTACTCATACTAAGTACTTCGGTGCTCCTATGAAGGAGGTGGAGAATTATTTCCCTCTTGCCATTAACAACCGAGCAAGAAACGTCAAGGAAGATGTGAACCAAGATTCTGATGCAATGAGTCAGTTGGCTGGTACATCTACTGGTGCTATTGTTACTCGTAGGGTGAATGTGATTCCTCTTGATATAGAGAATGCTGATGCCTTTGAGGTTGCCTTCAACCATTTGCAGGAAATGGAGGAGTGGTCGGCTATGCTTCCATTCAGACAAGACATCAATACGCTGTTGTCTTACACTCATTTCAGGAACCAAGTACAGAATATGAGTTCCGTGGCTTATGGTAGTGGTAAGACCTTGTGGGATGAGTTCAAGCAGACCGCACAGATTGCTGCTGGCACATACAAGCCAAAGGTGAATGCTGGTATGATGGATAGCAGGATTGCTGCTGCCATGGGTGGTATCGCTGTTGCTAAGATTTCGGGTCGCTTATGGACTGCCATCAAGCAGAGTCAGTCTGCAACGGTATTCCTGCCTGAGTGTGACTTTACCCGATTCGTGAAGAATGGGGTTAACCCTTACGGCTCATGGAAGTGGGCGATGGAGAATATTCCTGATTTCAGAAAGCGTGTTGAGAATATGACCTATGGCGATGTGAAACTGAGGCAGTATCTTGATGAACTGGAGAAGTGGCATGATTGGACTAAGACTATATCCAAGATAGGTATGGCTCCAAATATCCTTGTGGATGGAATAACTTGTGCTGTAGGTGCTCGCTCAGTTTATGAAACAGAGGTGAACCGCCTGACCAAGCTAGGCTATCCAAAGGAGAAGGCAGAGGAGAAGGCTTATTATAAGGCTGTGGCTGCTTACAACAAGACACAGCAGTCTTCTGGTGGTATGTACTTATCGCCTATGCAGGTGGATAGAACCTATGTGTCTGCCGCTCTCTCACTCTTCAAGAATGCCAACTACGCTTATGGTCGTATGCAGATTGAGGCTTGCCGAGGACTGGCGAGAACCTATGACTTCTGGGGCGGAAAGCATAAGACTACGCTTATTGAGTCTATGACCCGACAAATCATGGAAGAGGATGGACTTGACGAGAATACTGCAAGGGCTATAGCCAAGGCTACATATAACAGAACTTTCAGACAGAGCATCGGGCGATTGATTAACTTCGCTACTCTCGTTCCTGTCTCTTGGGCTTTATATAAGGTACTTCCTTACTTGCTCATTGGCGATGATGATGATAAGAAGAATGATATGATAGAGGAAGCTGTGCTCAAAGGATTCGCAACATCTTTGTCCGACAACTATGTGATTCCGTTTGCATCGAACATTCTCAATGCAGGATTGAAGGTGGAGGATGGCAAACCAACGTTTGACCCAGGGGTGTTCAGGTATCAGAACCTATACATCAATCCTGCCACATCAGACTTGGCAAACATCTATTCGATGGTAGGAAACCAGAAGTGGTATTCTGTAGCAAATAAGTTGGGTATGCTTGGAGTTCAATCACTCATAGGATTCAATCCTGAGACCGTGGGAGCATTATATCAGGCTTTCGCTGAGGCAGACTATGATAATGGTAATACGACTAAGGAATGGCAGATAGGTATCTTGAAGGCTATCAGTGCTCCTGAGGAAAGCATCCGTGAGTTGTATATGGATGAGTTAGGATTGAAGAGTGGAGACATCAAGAAAATCCCATTGGCAGAACTGGAGAAGAGATATGCCGAGAGACAAATCAACCGTGATAATCTCCTATCTCAGATTGGTATGGATGCCGAGACCTTCAATGGTTATGTTGACAAGTATCAGAAGTCCTTTGAAAATAAAATCAAGGATAAGATGGATAAGTGGGACGAGTATGACAAGAAGAAGACTGATGAGTTCTTTGATACTACTTCTGACCCTAAGTTAAAGGATATGATTGAAAAGAAACGTGCCAAGGATGCCAATGCTGCTGCTGACGAGCAAATAGCTAAGGAAGGTCTGAATCAAGAGAAGAAGGGCAAGGAACCTAGCGAAGAGGCTTACGATGCAGTAAAGATGTCTATTGATGTGGCGGAAGATAATGCTATCAGTACCTACAATAAGGTGCTCAACAAGCGATACGCTGCCCTGAATGACGAGTATAACGAGCAGACAGATGCAATGAAGTATATCTTTATGAGCAAGCATCCAAACTTCAAGGCATACAAGGATTTGAAATCTGAATATACTACGTATGGTAAGAAGATAAAGAAGTTAAAGGAAAAACTGGTTTCTGCTGACGGATATGATGCCAAGCAGACAATCCTGAAACAGATTCGTGCCGAAAGAGAGAAGTTTAGTAAACTGCAATCCAAGGTAAGATAAACAAAAAGACGAAGAAAAAGTAAATATAACTATCCCCTGGAAGTGTTAGGCTTTCGGGGGATATTTGCTTTCATTCTGAAACTTTTTGTTCCTTTAATTTAAATAAAATCTTCAATCTGTAAGTATTTACAAAGTTTAATATTTAAAATATTATATCAATATGGATATTTCGTAGTTTTTAGTTAGATTTGCCAAATCTAAGAACAATACAATCAAGTTTTTTCAATCCTATAAACAAAAATGCTTATGAATCAAGAAGAAGATGAAGACCGACGGGTCAGAGAATTGGCGGGAGAGATAGTTAAACTCATCCCTGATCGCAGAAAAATAAAAACAGATTTACTTTACTTTAAGTATGCACCCATCTTGGTTATGCTTATCAGATGGTATGGTGTATCTCAATTTTATGGCAACGATATGGAGATTACACTATGGTACGAAGAGAATGAGGAACCTGTCTGGTTCTTCTACTTTATCACTTACATTCTTTATCCGATTTCGCTTTGGAAAGGCCAAGTATTACACAGATTGTGTGTAGAATGGCGAATACCTATCCTGTATATAGCAGGGGTCAACGTGATACATGTCATGTTCGGATCTATTGTTATCACAAAAAATATGTATTGCTGTGATATGTTCTTGATTACACTCATTTTAATTCTATATGCTTATGTCGCAATTGGTAAATTACAGAATCATAGAGGCAGGACTTCGCACTCTTGCTGATAAGGCACATGAGTCGGCAGTGGCGCAAGAAGAAGGGAAACCCATACCTTGCGGACTGTCGGAAGGAGACTTGGAGTTGGTAGCACTCCTTACTGCCATGATGAATGACACACAAGCCAATAAGGGTTGGTGCGCTCATGAGATGGGCAAATCTATCTCGTCATTTGAGAAGTATGTTCACGATGGAAAGATACCAGAAGGCATCCATGACCAGTTCGGACACGAAAAGAAGTGGAACAAATCTCTTATCCGATTCTTTGCCAACAAGAAGGCTTTCTTCCATAAGCAAGCAAAGAAGTACGGTATCAATATCTAAGAACAACAAAACCAAATATAGGAGGGACCCTTTGGTTTCTCCTATACTCTTATGACCTTTTCCGTAACAGCAAATCGCTGCTATTCAAATACTTAAACAACCTTTTACGAGTTTATCAACACCTATCCATATTATTCGTATCTTTGTGTCCGTAACGTTACAGAGTGAGTATCATTTTATGTTTAACAAAAGATTTCAGGATAATATGGAAAGTAAAACGTATGTATTCGGAAACGAAGGCTCAACATCTAACAATGGAATGCTTGGTCTTCTCGCACCTTTGCTCCAGAAGCAGGGTGTTGACCCAAATGTCCTTCTTGCCATGAAGGGTAACAATGGTTTCGGTGGCGAAGGCGGTTGGTTTATCTGGGTAATTTTCCTCTTCCTTATGGGATTTGGAGGTAACGGCTGGGGAGGTTTCGGCAATGGTCGTGGCGGTCTCGCCAACGAGATTAACAATGACTATGGTCGTGGTCTCCTGATGGATGCCATCGGTGGCAACCGCAATGCACTCAGCAATTTGGCTACACAGTTGAACTGTACCGAAGGTCAGATTCAGGGTGCTATTTCTGCCTTGACCTCTCAGGTCCAGAGTGTAGGTAATCAGGTAGGTATGAGCGGTATGCAGACTATCAATGCTTTGCAGCAGGGTAATATGCAGATAGCTCAACAGATTGCCAACTGCTGCTGCGAGAACCGCTTGGCTATCTGTCAGCAGACTGGAACCTTGCAGAATGCCATCAACAACGTGGCAGTAGGTCAGGAGCGTACAGCTTCCTCTCTCGCTTATGCTACTCAGCAGCAGACTTGTGACTTGCACAACGCTATCAAGGAAAGCACCCAGACTATCGTTGACGGTCAAAAGCAAGCCGAGATGCGTGAGATGCAGAACAAGATTGACTCTCTGCGTGAGGAGAACAGCACCTTCAAGTCTTCTGCTATGACCTCTCAGATTGTGGGCCAGGCGGTAGCTCCTATCAATGCGGTATTGGCAGGCTTGCAGAACGAGGTGGCTGGTATCAAGTGTAAGTTGCCTGAGACCGTGACCACTCCTTACAGCCCATTCACTGCGGTCCCTAACTGCGTGGCTTATCAGGCTGGTTTGTATGGACTGAATGCTGCCAACAACGCAGGATTCTGGGGTTAAAAGGAAAGGAGGCTGCTATGTTATGGTTAAGACCTTACACATGGGTGAATCGTAATGGTTCGGCAGCTATCGCTTCTACTGGCGTGAAGGTGAATACTGCCGATGTGGTGTTCACCTTTAAAAACCACGCCTTCGTGAATGCCAGCTACAGAGGAACGATTTTCGTGAACCTGATGCAGGCTATTCCGACAGGAACGACTGGTACGCTGCCTATCCTTTTCGAGACCAACGGATCAACACAGGCTGTAACCAAGTATAATGGTGAACCCTTGACGGTTGCAGACGTGCCTGGGACTGGAGTGGTTCAGCTCTGGTTTGAGAGAGATACTAACACCCTTCAACTGATGACGGGTATTGTTTAACAAGAATAGATAATAGGAGATTACATTATGTTTCAAGGACTACGAACAAATTCCTTATTTTATGTCCTCGACAAGGGCGAGAACCCTAACTTGCGAATCGGTCAGGTGGTTTCAGTCAGCAATCCTCAGACGAAATACCCTACCTTTAACAACGGCTTCACACCTCAGCCTATGGAAACTGTGGTTGACGTGAAGGTGAAGCTGGGTGACGAGGAAGTGGATTTCAAGCAACTGCCAGCAAACGGACAGATAGCCAACGACAAGAACCTTGTGGTTAGCGACAACAAGGATGCCATGAGTGCCGAGGTGGATGCCATGCTGAGACAATCCAAGGCGATACTGGAGAGCGTAGATTACAACAAGAGGGTAGTAGAATCTTGTGAGGGAATGCTACAGCAACTCAACCCCCAGATAGCCAAGGAGAAGGAGCAGACCGAGAAAATCAACAAACTGGAAGGTAAGGTTTCAGGTATTGAGGGCAAGATTGACAAGATGATGGGATGGCTCCAGCAGACCATGAGCAAGTAATCTCCTACCTATCTATTCACTTTAATATCTTATAGCTATGGTAATGATTGAGATTACAGAAGATAAGTTCGATGATTTGTATGACAACATCGAGTCTATGCTTGGTTTTGGCAGCAAGGCTATGTCTTGTCTGAAAAAGATGAAGCAGGAGCGTATGGGTGAACGTATGCCTGATTATCGTGACGATTGGAGAAGGGAGCGTGAGGAACGTGAAGAGCGTGAGAACAGACGTAGATTCAACAACGTGAACGATGATTGGAACTACCCGAACCGCTATGGCGAAAGAGGTGGTGGCGGCTACAATGGTGGCGGTCGCTAATGTTTAACTTGGGAGTTTTGGTAGTGACATTTATGTCGGGACCAGACTCCCTTTAATATTCAGCAATATGGGAAAATGCAGAATACCATTGGATATGTATGACATTAAGCCTGATGGAATGGTTTCTTATCTCAGATACAATGGCTATCATTTCAGCAAGAAGATGTGTGAGTGGGCGGTAAGCCTGATGTATAAGTACGACCCTTCCTCCAAGCGTGATGTAAGTATCTCGTTTTGGGATAAGGAGAAGGTGGATGCCCTTCTGCTTGGTCAGGGAGTAGAGGTGAAGAATAAGGCTGGCTACGACCATGTGTATGTGGCGAATATGGCGAGGGCAGACTTCTACAAGTCTTCCATCAAGGACGAGGAGCAGTTGGCCCAGTTTATCAAGGACATGGTGGATGATGCCGACCAGAAGGATGGTTTCATCTTCAACAGATTCTATGCCGACTGCTGCCACAACGGTGTGCCTATCCCTTGGGAAGATGTGCTATGATCAGGAGAGTAATACGACTTCCGAAGTACGAATGGAGCATAGTATGTTTCATAGGTTATCAGCCAGATGATGCCGATGAGATATGCCATGCTCTTTCTGATATAGGCTGCAACGGAAATCCGCTATCAGAAGCATACGAGCATCTGTCTTTATCGAGTGGAGATAGGGGGCTTACCTATTCCAATCTATCAGGAAGAAGGAGTGTTCTTGCCATAGGAGAATGTAAATCTGATGGCAGTATCATCAATACCATCGGGCATGAGCTTCTTCATGTGGTAGCGCATATCTGTGAGCAGGACAGGATAGATATGATGAGCGAGGAGCCGTGTTATATCATGGGCAGCCTTTGCGAGCAGTTCTTCCAGGCAGTGCAACAATAAAAAAGATAGGTAAAATTAAATCTACCTATCTTTTTAACTGTAAAGTGGTTTACTATTGTTGCTACAACAAAATATGAATAACAGAACCTACTATTATCACAAAAGAGTATCTGATAATATCTTCCCACTCAAACCTTGCTAAGTGATAGTGTTTGTATTGATATACCTCTCTGCCTATCATTATAGGCAAGGCAAGCAGACCTATCAATATACTAACAAGTAGCCAACAAGCAAGGCCAATCCAGTCTCGCTTGTTTAATTTGAATAAATTTTTCATAGTGCAAATATCCAGTAAGTCAAATATACGTCTAAGAATGCCGCCAACTCTGCCCAGTAATACCCAACAACTTTCGGCTTTTTAGCTGGAGGGAAATAGATAATGAGCACCGCAATAGCCAACAATAGGGTAGGAGCGAGATTAACACTCGAACACCATCCTACGCATCCGATAGCCGCTGTGATAGCTGCTGATTTATGAATGATATGCTCCGTACTATTAAGATAACGAGGCACAAAACCTACGAACATCAGTCCTGCGCATCCGAGGAACGCAAGGAACTGAATACCCTTACCCGAGTCGAGGAGAGAAACAAGCATAAACAAGGCACTCGCAAACATGACGAGCGTGAACACCCAGCCATAGTTTCGTTTGCGTTTATCACCAATTACCTCACTGCCCGTGCAGTTTTGTAGCTGGTAATACACATCGCTCACCATCGCAGGAACGCCAAAGCGCATTGCTGCGAGAAGCAGAAATCCTCCAAGTAAGAGGAAAGAAATAACACTTAGTATATACATAATCTTTTCATTTTAATTAGTTAAACACTCATCTCCAACATCTTCGGGTAGCCTGTCTTGTAGTCGTAGGCCTCCACTTCTTCGAGACTCATCAGCCAACCTACAGCAGCCTTATGGCTTGCCGTGACATTGAAGCATTCCAGGGCATACATCTCAAGTGCCGATAGAAGCTGAATGGCCTTGTCGCAGTCAATAACAAACTTTGCGCCACCAAGCCACAAGGTTGTCGTCTTCTGCCCTGCTGCTTTGGCAATAGTGGTGGAGTTCATCAATCCCACACGTGTCGCCTTGTCAAGCCAAACAAGCACTCCGTTCAGCATAAATCCGTTCACGGATGATGAGGTATCGTAGGCTGTAATTTCGGCTATCTTCTCGACCTTTGCCTGTTCAAGTTTCAAGGCATCCAGCTTTGCAGAGAATTGAGTAAATGCAGCCCTTACTTTGGCTTCATCGAATGTAGCTTTCGGCAGAGTACATTCGTAGCACTCATAAGCATTCATCTCCTTGTTATACTTGGCATTGATGTGATATACCACCATGTCTCCGTACTCATACTTTTGTCTGTACTGGCCTTCGGGAATAAAGGTCTTGATAAAATTAATCTTCTCCATAATCTTTTTTTTAATTTTTATAGTTATACTTTATTCTAATTTTCTTCATATTTACGCAAAAGACTCTATCTTTATGTGGCATCATCGCCCATGCCTTTCTCCTTATATTAAAGGAGTCGTAATGTGCAAGAACACCCATCAGGCTGTTAATGCGGTTTACGTACCTCTGTAGCACTTCACCTTTAGGGTCGGACATCATTCCGAATTTATCTATCACGTCATATAGATGTTCCACGGTCCGTGAGTTTGGGAGAGTTCTGCCTGGGCGAATTATTGCGCCTGTAAACCTCACTCCGCTCGATGCACTCTGTAGGCTAACCTTTCGTGGATGCAGTGTAAGACCAAGTTCTTTTAGCAGATAATCCCTTGATTCTTGCAGGATGTTCAGTAGCAGATTCCTGTCTCTACTGATAGCTACGAAATCATCTACATACCTGCCATATCCACCATCTTTACCTACTCGCTCTATCATCAACTTATCGAATGAAGACAGCAGAAGGTTTGCAAGAAGTTGTGATGGTAGGTTTCCGATTGGCAAGCCGATACCTTCTCCGCAAGTGAATAGCGACTTATTCTTCGGCAGCTTATTCCATAAACTCAAATCACCAACTCTTGCACAGTTCTTTGTCGGGTCGTGCAAGACAACTTTCTTCCATAGCCACAGCCACCATTCTATATCACTTCCACGATACTTTTCCCTGATAACCTTTTCAAGGAGGTTATAAAGGAGCAAGCGATTTATACTCATAAAGAAACCCTGTAGGTCGCATTTCAGCACCCACGCTTCCGTGGCATAGTTATCGCTCACTCGCTTTATTTCCTTCTTTACATCAGTGATTCCGTAATCAGTTCCCTTACCCACACGACAGGCATAAGCTTTGTCTGTCATCTCACTTTCGAGTATGTCTGCAAATTTAATCGCAAGCAGATGGTGTACTATCCTGTCTCGGAATGCAGCACAGAACACTTCCCTGAGCTTTGGTCTCGTTACACAGAAAGTCTTGCTCTTGCTTATCTCGTATATCATCGAGTTGAGTTCGGTATATAGTTGATAATTATTCGCAATATAGTTCATCTGGTATTCGATGCAACCATCGGTCGAGCCTTTATGCTTACAGCAGTCGTAATAGGCGACATACACCTCTTCTATCGTAACATACTCTTTCTCAAATTTCATTTTTTAAATGGCAAATACAGAGATAATCGTCACTACCTGATAATCGAAAACTGGCAAAACCACGTTGCTGTTCGACTTGTTGTTGTTGTTCGCACTACTACTGTAGTACCAAGCGTTCGTAGCATTGTTCTGCGTATCTCGGTATTTTCTCCGTTTTTACGGTCTGAACACTTCTCTTTTCAGAGTTGCGTGTTAATACCCCTTGTCACTTTAGTGACGGCACCCTCGTGTTGCATACAGCTTCACGACTCTCACCTTTGCGCTTTTGCTCTGCCTTCTGCCAGCCATACGCCTCTCTCAGTACCTTCTCCGCTAAATGGTTGAGGTTGGTTGCCTGTTTCTTGTTCAGAAACTCAGCATCCGTGAGGAGGTTGATCCTTGAGTTGACTTCCGACATGAGCAATATATATTCATGGATACGTTCTTCTCTTTCCGTCCAGCTCTCGTTGATTCTGCGTATCATATCGAGGGCTGCGCAAGCCTTGCTGACAGCCTCATTATAGGTGCTGTATCTCACAATCTTGCTGACGGTCTTGCTGTACTTGAGAAGTATCTTGCACAAGACGAGCGTATCTTTGTATATAAACAAATTCTCTGTAAGTGCCATTTTTTCAGAAAAGAGATTTAAAGAGATGAAGAGATAAAGAGATTAACAAGCGAAAACTGGCAAAACCACGTAGCTGACCGACTTGCCGTAGTAGTTCGCACTACTACTGCAGCACCAAGCGTTCGTAGCATTGTTCTGCGTAGAAGTCCACCTGTATTTCTTCATTACAAAGTTGTAGTAGTCTGTCGCAACCGTCTCACCATACAGGGTTTCCAACACCTGTTTGATGATACCGATATTGGCTACGTGTACGTATTCCTGGCCAACCGACATGACAAATCCGCGCAAATCCTCTCCTCCAAGGTTGAATATCTGACCATAGGCATAATCAAAGGCTGGCACAGACAAACTACGCTCCTGAGCCTCCTGCCTGATAAGGTATGATGAAGACTCTCCGTTATAGTAGTTTGCATCTTTTACATTATTACCATTTAGAGCAATAGAATTGAACTGCAAGTTCTGCGTACACCACGACGTACTTATCAGTTTTGACACATTCTTAATATCACTTGTACGAATACAGAAAGTACCATGATTGATAGAAAGTGAAGCGTCTGCCACCTTGATAGCCACTGCATCATCAGCGTTTCTTCCTGCTGCCACCCAGTCTTCGATGTAATATTCATTTTTGTTTGCATCAACGACAAAGATACCTGCCTTGAACTGATAAAACCTGTAATCGATAAGCCTTTGAGGAACATTTGCCGTATAGGTTCTCGAGTTCTTATTAAAGCTAACATTATAGCCATCTTGGTCGTTAATGACAACTGTGTACTCCTTCTTGTATGGAACGAACACTGTCACCTGACCTTTCTCATCTGTCTGATAGGTAGTGTCCTTCTTGTCGACTGTCACCACAACAGGAATGCCCTCCCAAGCTGTGCCCACGTTCTCAACGTACTTTGTAGCCGTAATGATTACCTTCTCCATACTATCCTCATCGTAAGGCAGATATTCCACATTGATATTGCGACTGCCCAGCACGGCTGTATAGCCAACGGGAGCAATAGGCTGAGCATTGCCGTATTCGGGTAACACTACCTGATAGTAGTTGCCTCGGTCGATGGTAAATGTGGCCTTGCCCTCTGCGTTGGTAGTATACGTCTGAGGAGTCTTGCCGTTATTGAGGAATACATTAACCTTAATGCCATCCACACTGATAGACTCTACAGAAGAGGCAATTGTGACAGTCACCTCCTCATCGGTATTGATAACATCTACTGACTTCGTTTCTCCGTGCCTGTTTGTCACAGAGATGGTAGAGCCTTGCATGGTTACATTACAGGTCTCTGCGCCAGTAGTTGCAGTCTCTGCTGCTTTGATAGCTTTATTCGTATTATCGGCAGCGGTATTTGCAGCGTTGATGGATGCAGTAAGGGCATTGAGGTCTATCTCGTCAAGTTTGCCCTTGTCTCCTGCTGACATAAAGCCAGCACGTCCAGGAGTTTGAAAAGGTTTGTCTCTTTCGTCACTTGACTCGGAATTAGAACGTGATGCGCCTATTGGTGCCATGGCTTCAGGGACAATAAGATATTTGTGTGAACCATCAGCAAACTCAATTCTGATAGCTGTTTTAGATGGTGTGTCATCATCGCCATCCCATGTATCATCCCAAACTGGATCGTAAAATTTCAACTTTGCCACAGCCCCGTTCTTCTTGACATACTCTTGAAGGTCGAAGGTAGGAACGAAGTCACCAAGTTTCTCCCATTTTGTTGCATCAACATCTCCTGCCAAATCTCCTGCATCTGTCAGGTCACCAGTATAGATGTATTCTGCGTATTTATTGTTATCGCCATCCTTGTTGCCTTTGAGGATATAGATATGTTTTTTGATGTTGCGAATATCAGTAGGGAGTTCTGTTACTACCTCAAAGAAGGTGGTGTCAAGATTACCTAACTGAGAGAGAGGGACATTACCTCCAGCATCAAGTGAGGCAATACCATTCGCTTTGCCTTTTGTGTTTGTAATTCCTTCCGCTGCTGCGTTTATCTTATCTCTGATACCAGAAAGAACCAATGCAAGTCCCTCTGCGTCAAGATAACTGTTATATGTTTCGTTACTCATATTTATAGCTATTTAAATTAACCAAATGCTACTAAAAAACACTGCTGAATTTCACCGCTATTCAAAGGCTTGGCTACTCCTCCATTGTTATTAAGGAGACCAAGCTTTGAACGGTCGTGGGTTTTGAAGCCTGCTGCCTCTACATTACCATAGAAAGAAGTGTCTCTCCAAATAGTTACCCATTGGGGAACAGATACACCTTGATCTTCGTCGTCATTAGCACCTATTGTAACTTCAGCATTTCTTAGATTAATAAAAACAGGAGAACTACTGTTTGACTCAATACTATTGACTCTATCTATACTATTACCACCCATATCAAGAGTATTCTTCATGCTGTTACCTCCATCCAGCCTGAGATATTCGTTTTTGAGTTTATCCCAGATAGCCTGGGCAATCTTCTCGATGGTAATGGCATTGTTCTCAATCTCCTGAGTGCCTACTGCACCTTCTTGGATATTGACTCTTTCTACAGCTCCATTTCCAAGGATGCTTGAAGTAACTGCATGTTCTGCCAACTTGCTCTCTGTGACTGCTTCATCATGGAGCTTTTCGGTTGTTACGGAATCGTTCGCTATCTCGTCAGTGCCAACAGCGCCGTCCTGGATATTATCTCTCAGAACCGCACCTGTTTCAAGTTTTTCGGAAGTAACAGCTTCGTCCGCTAACTTTTCGGTTGTTACGGACCTTTCCTCGTAATCTTCCGTTTTCATTTGAGGAACTTTCGTTCCTAACCTAATATCTTCTCTAAATGTAGGCATAACAAATTTCTTTTGGTTGAGTTGATGTAAATATCTTAATTTTGAATTGAGAGGATGGTATGCGGATTCTGAAACAGAAAGATTTATTATCCTTGTGCCTCTTTATCGGAACTCGATACCATTTATCATCACCGCAATTTTGCCTGATAACAACCTTTCCCGGGTTAACAAGATTGATTGTTAAGTAAACATTGCGATGCACGCTTAGTTCTTCGGACACCCAAGCATTTTCTTCGTTGCTATATGAAGTAGCTACCTTTTCCATCTTATTTAGTTTGGTTAGCACCCAGTTGCTGAAGAGCAATAGAATACATTTGATTAGCCTTAGAATCATCATAGGCAGAAAGAAGTAAGAAGGCAAGATAGTAGATGAAAGCACCACGGAAGTTGTCGGAGATTTCGACAGAATCGTCCTCCTCGCCACTGCCATTTGTTACGTTTGTAGGCACGCCTACATAAGATACGGAAATCGCTCCATCGGAAGGCATAGGCTGCACTAAGACCTGCAGTGGCTTGACGCGCATGATGGCAGCTTGTGGCCGGTCGACGGTTCCCTTGGAAGTGTCATCAAACATCATCAGTGCCTCATCAGATGTGTCCTCTACAGGAATGACAGCCTTGTGCCACCCTTTGCCACGTACACGATTGATATTGAACACAGAGACAGACGAAGGCATTGTGATGACACCAATATCCTCGTGACCATCAAAGGAAGTTACCGTCATAGTAGCGGTTGTAGATGCCACATCGGAAGAAGCATTCTTCTGTGTAGAAGAAGATGAGGAAAGCACCGAAGAAGCGGAAGCAGTAATAGCAATCCAATGTAATGCATCCGGAATCTTGGCGCGGATGATATTCTCCATGTACACGTCATCCTTATCGTCTGTGATATAAGATGTACCAGAAGTTTCCTCGTCAATACACCATCGGACCTGTTTTATGATTTCATCTACTTTCATTATACCTTATTTATATATAGCGGATTATGGCTCGAAGTCGGGGAAGATAATGTTGTACTTTGACGCCTGTTTCATGGCATTAGCCAAAGTGCGGTAATCTTTATCAAAGCGCTTGTTGACATACTCGATAACGTCTGCAGTAGAAACAACACCCATCACCCGTTCCTTCTCAGGCTCAGCCTCATCGGTGTCTTTTGCGGAAGTCTCCGCTTTTTCAGGAACGGCATCGTGCGCCTGCCCAGCTTCTTGCTTCTCTTTATCAAGAGTAGCCTGCTCGCCCGGGTATTCCTCCTCGGAGTGCTCGAGAATGATGGTGTTGTTAAGAAAAAGAGGGTTGGACTCCAGGAGATCCTGGCAGTATCTGTTGCGAAGTGTCAGTGACGGATACTTGTTGATAACCACATTGCCGTTAGTGAAGTTGTATCGTACCTTGTTGCCCTGCTTTCCTTCAAGCAGATAACTTACATTATTATTGCTGACTCTCGCCTTGTATGTTTTAATCATATTTCTTTAGAATTTAAAAAGGGGGCGAGGCTTACCGCACCCGCCCCCAGAATGAGTAAATATATGTTGGTTGAAATGAAAAAGAGCTCACGTTACGCAGCCACATCCTGACCTGCGTATACAGACCAAGCTGAACCATCGTAGTAATAGACAGTACCAGCCTCGTAGGTTGTCTCACCATTGACATAGTCCTTAGTAAGAGCCACCTTCATACCCTTTGCAGGAGTAGCAGGAAGCTCAGCAGCAGAGATGATTGCGCCCAAAGACTCGGTAGCAATCTTGTTGATCTTGCTTGCAGGGCCGACAAGGATAGAGTTGTAACCACGGAGAGCAACAGAGTCTGCCTCTTGGTGAATCCATCGCTTTGCGTCACGGACCTCGCCGCCACCCTTGGACATATCGTTGGTCTGCTCGCGCTTACCAATCTTGACGTAACGACGTGAAGCCTTAGGGTCGAAGATGACCATGAAGTCAGACATGCCCATAAGGTCGAGTGTCTGAGCCCAGATAAAGTCGAGAGATCCGAATGTGTCCTTGAATCGCTTGAACGACAAATCGAACTCATTGTGGTTGATGAAGTCGTTCTGATGGCTGCCCTCAAGCTTGATATTCTCAAGTCTCTCGATGGCGTTCTTACCACAGAAAGCAAAGCAGCGGTCGTTCTCAGAGAACTCTGTGAACTGCAACTTTGAGATAGCAATCAGGTCGGAGAGAGTGTACTCGTCACCAATGGCGTAAGTGTTGGTAAGCTGATTGATGATGCCCTCAGAGGTGTATACATCTTCAATCTGGCCATCGCCAGTCTCAGCCTTGAAACGAGACTTAATGCCCATCAGATACGTGCGCTCAGCACGGAGATTATACTTGATGATAGCATCGGTCTTGAGGTCTGCCACCGTGATAGGCTGCTCCTTCTTTACCTTTTCGTAGTCGTCAGTAAAGACGATGTTGAGCAACTTCTTCTGTACATAGACAGACTTCTCGCGAGGCTGGAAGTTCTCTGGGGTAATGGTAAGCTGAGACTCGGAAGCCGCAGAAGAAGCAGCGAGCAGAGTAGTGCCTACCGGGATTTCAGGACAAGTCATGTTGTCGAGGTTCTCGCGCGTATCGCCCTCGTTCTTAGGAATACCATTAACGGCCTGCATGACAGCCTTCTTGCCGTTAGCCTCTATGACGTAGAGCATGAGTGTGCCCTCGGTCTTAGTCTTAGAACCTTCCTTGTAACCAGGGACACCCGACACGATGACAGTGGTACCCTTGTAGAAAGGACGGATAGAGCTAGAGAAGTTGGTAGAGTTGATTTCTACTGTATCGCCAGCTACAATCTTCTGAGTAACCTGACCATCAAGAGTCTCGCCACCCACACGCTGGTGAGATACAGACCAGTTCTTGATATTGACGGTCTTTGCCATCCGGCGAACGATAGAGAGGATAGGAGTCTTGAAAGGATAGAACTTGACAATCTCGGAGTCCCACTCCTTGTCGAGCAGACCACCTTCGCGAAGCTGAGTGGATGATGCCTGAGATCCTGTTAGGTCCTGTCCATCCTTCTTACCGCCTGGACTCAATCGGTCGTTAGTATCAGGATTGACTGGCTCTTTCGCCTCAACCGTTTCCTTAGATGCGGGTTCAACGCCCTCGTTGCCAATCTGTGGCTCAACATTGTCGGCCAAAGCGAGAACGCCACCACCCGTTGCAACTGCGAGTAACATCAGCACCATCTTTAAGACGGACTGAAAGGAAAAATAATTCATTACTTTCTTCATGTTATATACTATTAAAAATGTTATTTGTTAATTGCTTCTGATGCCATCGAAGAAACTCTCTCGCTTTATGGCCTTAGCTGGCTCGTTTCCGCTTCCTGAATTGGCAAGAGAAGGAGGCATACCTCCCTCTGTCTTAGAGGAGCGCACCTTGTTCTGGATCTTCTCGTTACGAGCCTGCATGGCAGCTTCCTCGCGAGCCGAAGAAATGTCAGCATCGTAGCTGTATGCGTTCTTAAAGAGCTTCCATGTTTCGGCAGAGATATTGCCATCTTCGGCGTCCTGTATAACGCCAAACACTTTGCCCCACAGTTCATTGGTTTCCTCGTCAGAGAGTCCTAATCCCTGTAACGTTTCGTAAGACTTTCGGAGGTTGTCATCGAGCTGCTGCGAGTGTTTCTCCTGCTCAGCCACCTTTTCCTGAAACTTGGAAATCTGGGCAGCCACTTTCTTGCCCAACTCCTCGTCTTCGAGAGCTGCCTTGATGTCGATACCCTGCGAAGCCATCCATTCGAAAGGATGCATATTCTTCCGTGTAGAGTCGAGCACCATAGCCGCCAGCCACTTGTTGCTGTCGAGCATCTTTGAGAGAGCCTTTCCGCTGTCCTCGTACTTGGAGAGCATATCGGCATCGTCGTTCATGGCGCCATAGCGAGCCTCCTTGTCCTCGAAGTCGATGTCGGAATGACGCTTAGAGAAACGCTTAGAGAAGGCCGTGCGGTTAGGGCGCTCGTCCTCAGCAGGAGCATCGTGTTCCGTGTCGGCAGAAGTGGCGTTTGTCGCCTCTTCAGCTTCCATCATTTTAGCTTGTTCTTCCTTTGTCATTTTAAAAAATAATTATGTAAATAATATTTCTGCAAATATCACGAAAAAACAGGCTTGGTTTTCCGTTAGTAACCAAGGGTAATCGTACAGGGGGAACAATGGGCAAAGAGAGGATATACATTTCTTATTTTTGCGCTAAAACAACAAGAATCTGTATATAAAAATGACAAAAGCAAGGATATTGACTCTTAGCAGGGTAATGCCTGGAAAGAAACTGTACAGTTCGGTAATCAACCGGGCATCGAGGCAAGCGCATGGTAACGACATGGAGCTATTGCAGCGATGCAGGAGCGCATGGAACAGCCTGAGTGGGGTAAGAGAGACGAGGGCGAGAACCATGAGATACTGCATGGGAGACCAATGGGGAGATACCATCAAGGTGTGGGATCACGGCTCCTACGTCTACATGACTGAACGGGAGTATATGGAGCGAAAGAACACTACGCCAATGAGCAATAACGTGATGGCGAGCATACTGGAGTCTATAGGCGGCCTCTATGCCAAGCAAGGAACAGAACCCGTGTGCTTTGCCAGGGACAACGACTCAAGAGCTATCAACGACATGATGAGCGCGACTCTGCAATGCAACTGGCAGTCAACGTATATGCAAGACCTGTTGAATCACGCCATCAAGGACTATGTGATAGGCGGCCAAATGTACGCAAGAGAAGGGTGGGAGTCGAAGCAGCTCGAACTTCCTGACGCGTGGACGGAGCTTATGGAGCCTGACTTTATGTTTTTCGAGTGCGGCAGCGACCCGAGACATGAGGACATCAGCCTGATAGGTTGCCTGCATGACGTGAGCAGAGAAGATTTGTACCAGAAATTTGCGCGACCGGAGTTTGGACTGACGATAGATGATCTTGACAGCATCTTTTCCATACAAGACGTAAGTGATGACGGAGTGGGGTATGAGTTCAACGAGGAGAAGAACCTTGGCAACATAAGCTTTGACCACACCAATAAGTCGAACCACTACGTGAGAGTGATAGAGGTATGGACTACCGAGACCAAGATGCGCCTACAATGCTTTGACCCTATAGCCACGAACGCCAACAACTCGTACTTCAAGGTGAATATGGACGATACGGCCATGATAGAGAAGCTGAGATCGGACAATATTAAGCGCAAGAAGATGTATGACGATATGGGTGTGCCAGAAGACGAGAGAGCCTATATCGTATCGAAAGACGTAGCTGACAAATACTGGTACTACACCTATATGGCACCAGACGGAACCGTGCTGTGCAAGGGGGAAACCCCATACGACTATAAGAGCCATCCGTTTACAATCAAGCTATTCCCGTATCTCAACGGTAAGATACACCCATTCTTAGCGAACGTGATAGACCAGCAGAGATACATCAACCGCCTGATAGTAATGAACGACATGGCGATAAGAAGCAGCTCGAAGGGTGTGTGGATGATACCAACCACCGTGCTTGGCGGAAAGAGCCCGGCAGAGTTTGCCGAAGAAATAGTGGAGTATGACGGGCTGTGTTTCTATACACCAAGGCCCAATATGCCACAAGTGAAGCCTGACATCATCACCTCGAATGCGGTGAATATTGGCACCAACGAGTTGCTGCAGATAGAGCTGAACCTGATACATGAAGTGTCGAACGTGAGCGGAGCGCTGCAGGGCAAAACGCCATCGGCAGGAACATCCGCATCGAGATATGCCCAGGAGACACAGAACGCCACCACCTCGCTGTACTCAATTCTATCGGATATGGACGTGTTCGCAGAGAAGCTCGCCACCAAGAAGTGTATGACCATACAGCAGTACTACGAGAACGGCAGAAAGATACTGAACAAAGACAACAACAGTACTATATTCTACGACCGATATACGGCAAGAGACGTACACTTCAAGACAAGCATCAAGAATGCGGCCGCCTCTACCACATATCAGTCTCAGATAAACGACAGACTTGACCAGTTGCTGCAAATGGGTGCTATCAACGTGGTGCAGTATCTGCAGAACATCAATGCTCCATTTGCAGACAAGCTGCTTGCGAGTGTTCAGGAACAGCAGGCACAGCTTGAACAGATGTATCAGCAGCAACAGCAATTAGCAATAGCACAAGGCGGTGGACAGATAGAGAACGGAGTGGTGCAGGGAGCCAATCAGGAAACGGTGAACCAAGCACAAGAGTATTTACAATCAGCATAAAGTGATATGGCAGAAGAGACAAAATTGATAACCATCAGCATGGAATCCATCGAAAGCGATGTGATGAAGCAGGTTTCTGTTATCGCAAAGAGGCAGAAAGACAAGGCAGGCGATTCTCTGTTTGGAAACACGACTTTATCGGCAGTAGAGAAAGTTGTGATAAGGCAATACATAGAATCTGCAGTTCGCAGTTTTGCGGGCGAACTGGCACCAGTCGTAAAAACATATATTGACTCTTCTCTTCCTGCATCAGTCACTTTCAATGTTATCAGACTAAACGAAGGACACAAGAATGCCTTTGAAAGCTGTTTTATGGGATATGTGAGAGCATATGCAACCTATATGGTGTTGACTTTGAGCAGTACAGAGCAAGCCAAAGTGTATTCGGACGAAGCAAATATGCTTCTGAAAGATGCGATAAAACTTGTGTTCGACAAAGAGGCTCCTTCGGCTGGAGCTAAAACGCTGAAAGATATGACAGGCTCCATAGAGAGTGATCCTCAGTTAGAAACCATTAAATAAGGAAAGATATGATATTAAAATTTCAGATTATTAAATCGGTAGTAGTTGACGAGGTAAAGAGGGCAACCTACCTAAAGGCCAAGATAGATGGCGCTACAGACGACAGAGCCATCAAGATGAGTTTTAACGAAGCTGCTGGTGACGAAGCGGTTCACGAAAACACTTTAACACACGATTTCCAATCAGCATTGGAGATTACAAAGGTTATACTGACAGACTATTTGGCTCCAAACGCTCAGACATCAGGCGATAACGTTATCTACTACAACGATAAGGATGACGATATAGTAGAGTTTGTTATTGTCGTATCTCGCAGGTGCAACGGAACACTCTCTGATACTTTGGCAAGATTAGTGGCAAAGTATGTGGAAGACTATATGATATATCAGTGGTGGTTAAAAACTACCAACCTTAAACAGGCAGAACCTTACTTGCAGTCATTGACATTTGACGAGCAGAACATTCGCAGATGCTTTGTGCTGAGCGGTCCGTCCGTTCCAACCATACCATACACCAAGACGCTGACAGCAAAGGTGGATGGAAGCGACAACGGAGGCGGTGTGACTATTGAACTTGGCAATAAGGAAACTACCCTATCCTATTCTATTGACGATAGCGCAATAGACGATATTGAAGCCAGAAGCAGCGACCCCAGCATTCTTGAAGTACAAAGAAGTGCCGAGCCTCATGCTTTCTGTCTCGTGCCTATAAATACAGGTGTGACAACCGTAACCATTTTCTCCCGTCATAGCGACAATCTAAAGAGGGAAGTAGAGATAACCGTAACAAAGGAGGAGTAATATGGAATTCAATACATTACACCCCATGCACCATGACAGGGAAAGAGGATGGGAAGCAACGCCCAACCCCTTTGCACCGAAGCAGCCTATGGCGACCCGCTACCACACAGACAAGCATATCTTTGTGTATGCCAACCAACTTTGGTACGACATAGATGCGACGACAAACCTGCTGAGTAGAAGCCGCAGAAGCATCAACGATGCGCAGGCAGACACCCTGCCGACAAGTGAGAACGATCATGAACGGCCTTTGTTCTACCGATGGTTTGACAAGTACATGAAGAAAGCAGAAGGGTTGCTGACCGCCTATCTGATGAAAAAGGAGGGGGTGGTAAGAGACAATGCTATCAAGGAGTGGGACGAACAGGAGATATGGCTAAGGATGCCAGACTACTGGGATGATACGAGGTATGACTCCTTGGTGCAGGCAATACATAACTACATAGCTGCAGGAGCGCTGTATGAATATTTCAAACTGACATTGACGAGCAAGGATCCGCTGACGGCAGACAAGGCAGCAGAGGTAGAAGATGCAGAATTAGACATACTGGATGCATCGAATGCTACTAAACCCGGCAGTGTGCATAAACCTTATAAACCATTTTAGAGAACATGGAGGACTACAGCGATATAAAGACGGTGAGGGAGATAATGGCAGAGAAGCGCGAGAAAGCCAAGCGTATACTGCCCGCCACGAAGAGCGCCCAAAAGGAGTTCTTGAGAGACTTCCTTGCCCGCCATCAAGAGAAGTTTGAGGACTGCATGAACCAGTTGGCCGAGTATGACCCAAAGACATACGCAACCATATACAAAGACCTGATGAAGCACATGATACCCAAGCAGAGCGAGGTGAGTGTGACGCACGGACTGGACGAGGACTTTAAACAGCTGGCAGCGCTGAGTATGACCAAAGTGGGAGAGAATAATGAGATAGACGTGTCGAAGGTGCCCGAGATAAAGGACACAGACTTTGAGGAACTACAATCATTAGCAGATGGCGATAGTTAAAGAGGCAGAGATAGACGAACTTGTAAGGGAGAACAGACGGAGATATGAAGAAATCTACGGCACGTATGACCCCTGGACTGGCGAGAACTGCTATGACTTTGAGCATAGGGAGGTGCTGGAGCTTTCGGATTTCATGATCAAGAAGATGTGGGTTCCGAAGGAGTGTATGCGCACATTGCTGTACAGGCAGCTGAGACAGTTGGGAAGCCTGAGAGAATTTATTATCCGTGTGTGGAGGCGAGACTATGATGAAGGCAGCAGATATACCAAGCAGCTCATCATGATACTGACCTTTGAGATTATGAAGGTGAGGTTTCGTGAGGACCCAGAGTTCGCTCTATACGCCACAGACAAGATAGAGGACAAGATAACGGGAAACATGGTGCCCTTCAAGCTGAACTATCCACAGCGAAAGCTGCTGAAAATATTCGAAGATTTGCGCACCAGTGGAGCAGCCATCAGGGTGGTAATTCTGAAAGCAAGACAATGGGGCGGTTCGACCCTGACGCAGCTATACATCAAGTGGATACAAGACTACAGGAGGGACGGATGGAATGCTATCGTGCTGGCTCAACAAAAGAATACGGCCAAGAAGATAAAGGCTATGTACAGAAAGGCTTTAGAGAACCAGCCTGGATGGACGGTGGGTTGTCCCGGCGCAAAACTGCAATTCTCGCCCTACGAGAACTCGCCTGACGACTTTCAAGTTACGGACGGAATGAGAGCCATCAGAAGAAGTACGCTTACCGTTGCGTCATTCGAGAACTTCGACTCTGTGCGTGGTAGCAACTTCCACTGCGCCCACTACTCGGAGGTGGCATACTGGAAGAAAACGCCTGAGCATGACCCGGAAGGTGTGATTTCTTCTATCTCTGGTGGTATCAGAAACCAAGAGGACAACCTTGAGGTATTCGAGAGTACAGGAAAAGGAAACTCTGGCTTCTTCTACGACAAGTGTCAGCTCGCCATGAACCCCGACAACAATGATGCCTACTCGTTTATCTTCATACCCTGCTACTTTATAGAACACGACATGGAGGAGGTGAAGGACGAACGAGCCTTTGCGAGATGGCTACTGCAGAATAGAGACAGAAACACCAACCCAAGAGGATACAGAGAGACAGGTAAGTTCTTCTGGCGAATGTGGGAGAAGGGTGCCTGTATGCAGGCCATAGAGTGGTACAGAAACTTCCGCAACAAGTTCACCACGCACTCCTTCTGTGCCACGGAGGCACCAATAGACGAGGAGGATGCCTTTAGAAACTCAGGTAACCTCGTATTCAATCCATACAGCATAGACGACCTGCAGAAGCGCTACAAGAAAGACCCGATGTACACGGCAGACATCGTGGTAGACGGAAACAAGAACGACAGCACTATACAGAAATCATCTATCAGTATAAGGAATGACGGGACAGGATGCCTGAAAATATGGGCTGCGCCCAACAAGCTGAAGGTGGAGAACAGATATGTGGTGAGTGTGGATATTGGTGGCAAGTCATCAACATCAGACTACACGGTGATGACAGTGATAGACCGTTTCGGCATGATACCTACGATAAAAGGTAAACCTGAGGTTGTGGCGAGATGGAGGGGGCACGAGAGGCACGACCGCATAGCATGGATGGCGGCAGCGCTGGCTCACTTCTATGACGATGCGCTACTGGTGATAGAAAGCAACACGGCAGACCGCGAGAAGAACAACAACACAGAGGGCGATCACTTTGGAAGTATCATCAACGAGATAGCCTACTACTATGACAATCTGTATCAGAGAACATCGAGTCCTGAGGATGTGAAGGATAACGTGCTCGCGAAGTACGGATTTCAAACGAACAAGCTAACGAAAGGCTGGGTGATAGACAACCTGGAGCAGTATGTGGACGATATGCTGTGGAAGGAACCAGACAGAGAGATGTATCACGAATTGAGGATATATGAGCGGCACGACGACGGAAGCCTTGGCAACATTGTAGGTAACGGCAACCATGATGATGTGCTGATGAGTACGGCAATAGGCTTATGGGTGAGCGCCAACGACATGGAGAAACCAAGGTGGGCACCTAAGAAGAGCGACACGCCAAAGGGAGACCGCGTACACTCGATGGCAAAATTCTAAAACGAAAGACTATTATGGAAAGGAATACAGAAAGAAAAGTGCTGAGTTTCGGCAAGGGTATGACCAACGTGCCCAGTGACCTGATGAGTGAGGACAACGAGCTGGAGGTCTGTGACGGGTTTATCTACAGAGACGGAGAGCTGAAGCCTGTTCAGAAACCAGTGAAAATCGGCCAAACATCATATACAATCATGTATGTGCACAAGATGGCAGATCACAAAAACCTTATCGGAAAGTTGGAGCATACGCAGTCTATCATCTGCTACAAAATGACGGATGACGGGATAGACAAGGATAGCGGCCAGACGTTTAGTATAGGAGAACCTTCTGAGATAACGAGTGTGGGCAATACATTGATATGTGTTACAGAGAACGGCATACATTACCTGTTATTCAAAGGTACGAAGTATGTAGACCTGGGAACAGAACTCCCCAAGCCAAAGGTGGAATTCAGTACGTTTGCCACCGACCTGATGGTAGGCAGCGACAAGGTAACTCCTCTCGATATAAGAGAGTTCTGTGAAACAAGCAAGAAAAAAGCCTACTACGACGACTCTGGAAGCCTGACCAGCGTAACGACCAGTAAAACCTCCACCTACTGGACTTATAAGCCAGTAAACGATGTAAACAAGATAAAAGCATTCCAAACAGCCGTACAGGGTCATGTTGCGTCTGTAATAAAGGAGGCAAAAGAAATAAACGAGTTCTGCTTCCCATTCTTTGTAAGATATGCTCTAAAACTGCACGATGGTTCTTATGCAAGAATCAGCAATCCTATTCTTGTATGTCCGACAATCAACAGAAACTTCAAAATAGCACCATACCGTCTCCGTGGGGAAGTATATGAAGAAGCTGTTAACGGGCAGACATTAGGCTTAGAGAACGTTAATAGTAGTGCAGCTATTTTTTTTATATACTCCATCGGACATAGTGACCTATACTACAAAGCCTCTATAGAGGGTGCTGACAACTGGAAAGACATTGTGAAAGAGATTGTAGTGTTTGCTTCCGATGAAGTAAGGCCTTTTGATATAGATGGAGATTTCGAGTTTAAAGAGCCGTTAGAAATGGATGGCTACTGCTATATGAACCAAGTTTCTGGCAAACGGGAAGGTTTAGGCGGTGGAATAGATTTCACTGTTGACTTCAATCATAGTTACGAGTTTACCTATGATAAATACAAGGCACGTTCGGTTATCATGCCAAAGCATGTAAAGTCGGACAGGGAGATTATAGATGAGTTGATGAGCAAGACGCAGTTTTACAAACTCTTTGCGATAAAGACAGATGAGGCGAATGGTAAACTTGAATATGCTCCTATAGCCAAACATGTGGTAGAAACGCTGACGGAGCAAGAGCAGCTAAAGACGGATGATTATTACGGATGGGCAACTATGGTGGCGAAGAAAGTGTACCCATACAATAACCGTCTGAATATGACAGGTGTGAAGAGAAAACCATTCAGCGGTTTCAGCGACTTTATACCTATCACAACAGGAGAGCAACCTGGAATGTCGGTCGTTATCCAGCCTTTCCCTGATGCGCAGGAATACGAAATATACACACATATAGTAGCTAACAGCATGGACGCATGGGTGAAAGCAGACGGGTATTACACGGCCTTGCCTGAGATGATAAGCAGCTGGATATACTACCCAGACCCTAATGCAACAGAAATGCTGATTATAGACAAGGACACTGGGAGCGCAGCCCACATAAAACTGAAAGTACACCCAAGGCTGAACGGAGCATACTGCTTTGACAAACTGCCATTCCCGAGAATCGAGTATGATGGATTTGAGGATAGTAATGCAAGACCTGAAGTAGATCCGAATGCCCACGAGACGCTGGACTCAAATATCTACACTTCTGTGGTGAACAACCCATTCCTATTTGAAGCGAGTGGAGATAACACCGTAGGAACGGGAAGCATACTTGGGATCATAGCGAACACAGAGGCTATCAGTCAGGGCCAGTTCGGTCAATATCCACTGATGGTATTCACATCAGAAGGTATATACGCCATGAGCGTGACAAACGAAGGAATGTACGGCAGTATACACCCCATATCGAGAGAAGTATGCCTTGAGAACTCTCCACTTGTGCCTACTGACAAACTGGTGTACTTTGCTTCGGAGAAGGGGTTGATGGCAGCGAGCGGAGCAGAAGTTGCTTGTATGAGTGAACAGCTAAAAGGTAGGTCAAGCATGCAGGATGGCGGATTTGCTAACTATCTAAAGGACTGCCTTATAGCCTACGACTACAGAGACTCACTCCTAAGGATATACAGCAAGGTGTACCCCTGGCAGTATATCTACAATATGGTGGACAAGACTTTTTCGGTAGTGGAGAACGGAGTGAAGGCAAAGGCGATGGCGAACGACTACCCAGACAATCTGATACAAGATACGGACGGAAACGTCTATTCGCTTACGACCAAGCCAGACATCGTTCATGACGATAATACTTACAGCGGAACCGTTACGACAAGAGCCCTGAAACTGGGAGGAAGCATTATGCAGAAATCGCTGAGGTCCGTCAAACACCTTATGGACGCATCGGATAACGGCAAGGTGAAACTGGAAGTATGGGGAAGTAACAATGCCAAACATTGGAGGAAGCTGAACAGTCTTGGCGGTAAGCCTTGGGCATACTTCAAGATAAGATACACGCTTACTGGGTTTCGGGCATCTGACTCGTATGCAGGAACCGTGATAGAGGTACAGAAGCGGAGAGAAGACAAATAAGACAAAAGAACAGAGGCGGCTACTCATCACGAGCAACCGCCTCTTTTGATAGTGAAATCAAATTACTTCAAAAGTATGGAATGTGTGAATATTTAGTAACAATACGTCCGATGATAAAACCAATCATGTATGTCCATAGGTGAAGTATGCCGTTGACTCCAGGCATGAGCATCGTGAGAACGATGAAAGGCATAACCACGCAACAGGAGTCCCAAAATCTGCCAGTCTTACCCCACATTATGCCTATGGCAGCGAAGATAACTCCCGAGATCCCGACAGTGGGCTGAGACACATACGTCGGCAAGAAACTCGCCAAAACCGCAGCGAAGAGGCTTGCGCAAAGACATATACGATTGCGCAGCGACCACAGGACAACGAGGTTGGCTGCAAGATGAAAAATGTTGGCGTGACAAAACGAATATGTAAGATGAGAGACGAAGCTACTTCCGGGGAAGAAGCCTGCATTATCTGGACGGGCGATGAAAACCGCCAGACTTACGCAAGTGAGCAAGGTCTTTATCAGAAAGTTTGTCTTTGCCGAAGATTTCTTTGTGATGATAATATTCTCCATATTTCTTTCCGCAACTAATAGCCTTTCGCACTGTTTCTATGCTTGCATAGAACTCTGGCGCAGGCTGAGATACCAAGAAGGGAGTGATGAACCACAGTGACTTGCCGATGAACTCCTTCTGCTGAGACAGCTTGTCGAGTCTGCGGAACAGTTCGTAGTACATACGTTGCTCTCTTGGGCTCTTGGCATCGACCACAGTAAAATCGCCACGTACCATATAGCGCAGGACATTGTAAGCCGTTTTGGGGCTGACATAGAACCGAGGAGCATCATGACGAGCCGTCTTGATCCACGCCTCCTTCTGAGAATGACAGTTGGTGTAGACTTGCCTGTAGGCGCTAAGTAAATCGCGCCTCATAGCGACTGTAAGGTCAAATCCTCTTCTTGGCATAGGTTATTTTATTATAGTACGCTGCAAAGATACGCCTTATTTAGATAAAATCCAAATAATAAGTAGTATATTTATCGTTAAAGATTCTAAAAAGATGTTATTTAAGCAACGAATTGTTATAAAAATATCTATATTTGCAGCGAATTGTAATGTAAAAGGTGAATTTGGTGTACAATTAGCTCAAACTAACCAAAAATAAATAAAAAACTGAAAGTTATGGAAACATAACAAAAAGAAAGTCCGCTTTCGGAAGAAGAGCGGCGTGCGATACGTTCGCGATTGCTTGACAGAGGCATATTCAAGCTGTATGAGATTGGGGTGAAGTGGATGCCCATCCCGCTAATGCTCGGTCACTGGTACGGAGTTTGGGACTATTCGAGATATTCGCGTCCCATTATCCTTGACACAGATATGAACGGCAACTGCGTGATATGGCTGTATATACTGGCTTATGTCTATATGCCGCTTGCCATGCTGCCAGCGAGTTATTTCTACAAATACTGCTGGATATTCAGAATACCCTTCCTCTATTTTTTCGGTATTAATGCTATCAGAATATACTACAAGAGCTGGATGATACGCCCGGAACAGATAGAGGCGCATCATATATTTATTATATTCACAATTATACTTTACGTTTATGGATTCATTAAACTTACTTTTGAGCGAGGTACGAAATGCGCTTAGAATGTTGGAAGAAGGAGAGTGTGGTATGAGTAAGGAGCAGGAGGAGAATGCCTACAGAGCCATACAATACTACAAGAACGGAGTGAGTCATTTTGACGAGTTGACAGCGAGAGGCTGCATCTCACAGATGTACTACTACGACAGTGATACCCACAGGAGCTATGCTCCATTTGTGAGCTACGAGGATATAGAAAAGGAGTACAGACGCGTAGGGAAGGACATACCGGACTACAATCTATGGGACTTCGCGGTAACGATGAACCTGATGTATTCGAACCACATAGATGTGATGAGAAAATGGAAGGGCAAAGGTAGTCTTATAGGAAGGATAAGCGAGTTGGCGGTAAGTTTTCTGACGGACGAGGATACTGTCCATCCTACAGATAAGATATTCTGGTATATGATGGGATAGGTAAGACTACTAAGAGAAAAAGGTAAAAGAAAAGCGCATATCTTTGTAGGCAACAAAAATCAAAGATATGACAGAGATAATACATACATTTTTGCAAGAGCATCTATACAGATCGGCGCTGGTGATAGCTATCTGTATGGGTGCTCTTATCGTATCTATGGCCGTAGACCTGTTCTTCGGCATCAAGAAAGCGAGACAGAACGGAGAGGCTACGACCAGCATGGGGCTAAAGAAAACCTGCGACAAGGCAAGAAAGTATTTCTCGCCATTCATGGTAACGGTGTGCATAGACCTGATAGCCTGCATCGTGATGCCGTTTCCGGTATTCTCGATGATATGGGCAGGGTACTGCGTGTTTTGCGAATTCATGAGTGTGAGGGAAAAATCATGGCAGAAGGCAGAGATACGCAAGCAGGAAAAGACAATCAGCATCCTATTGGAGAACAAAGACGACCTGGCAAAGGCTTTTGCTGAGGTGCTAAAGAAACAGCAGGAGGCAGAGAAATGAAGATAACGAGACTGCAGATGTATGAAATCCTGGAAGACTGGGACAGAGTGAGCTACTTTCTGCATTATATCAACGAGTGGTGTGATGTTTTTCATATCAATACACCCCTGAGAATGGCTCACTTCATGGCTCAGGTATGCCATGAGACCAGCGGGCTGAGATGTATGAGAGAACTCGGGAAGCCATCGTACTTCAGAAAATACGAGGAAGGAAGGCTTGGCAAGATGCTCGGAAACAACACGAAGGGTGATGGCGCGAGATATAAGGGCAGAGGGCTGATGCACATTACAGGCAGAGCCAACTACAAGGCTTATCAGGACTCGGGATATTGCAAGGGCGACATCATGGAGAATCCGGAACTGCTGGAAAAGCCGCTCGGTGCAACAAAGAGTGGCGCCTGGTGGTGGTGGAAGCACGGGCTGAACGAGTTGGCCGACAAGGACGATGTGGTGGCTGTGACGAAACGCATTAACGGAGGGACCAACGGACTGGCGAGCAGGAAAAGATGGTTGGCAAAATGTAAAAAGGTATTGTGCGCATGAAGTGGAATATAGTTATAATGGTATTTGCCGGATTGGTACTTGGAGGCTGCAAGACGAAGTACGTGAGTGTGCCTGAGATCCATACTGAGTACATAACGAGGGTGGACACGACCGTAAGAAAGGACAGCGTGTATCTGAAAGACTCGGTGTACGTGGAACGAAAAGGCGATACTATGTATATAAACAAGACGGTGTACAGAGACAGATTTCACCACATATATAGGGTAAAGACGGACACTATCGTGAAGCGTGACAGCGTGAACGTAGCTTACCCTGTGGAGAAGGAGATGAGTAGGAGCGAAAGGCTCTTTGTCGCGATGGGGAAGTTTTTTGCAGCATTGGTGATTGCGCTGCTTTTCGTGATTGGTGTGAAGCTGTATAAACGACATTGATATGGTGAAGATAAGCGAGGAACTGGAGGCTATAGACAACCTGTTGATGGAGTTTCACGACAGGATAAGGTCGGGCAGATGTCTTGTCAACAGAACGCAGTCGGCCTTTCTGTTTGACTATCTCCATCGGCTTGCCAACAAGGATGAGGCTATCAGCTTTGCTGAGGCTTGTAAATATACCAGGCTGCCATCTTCTACTTTCAGAAGATATGTGAAGGATGGCAAGTTGCCTGCTGGAAAGAAAAGACTTGGGTTTACCGAAAAAGTGTGGTACCCGAAAGAACTGGACGAATATTTAGATAGGTTAGTGAATAGGTTATAGTTTTATGGGTTTTAGTTATTATGTTTTAAGTTTTTTGAAAAAGCCCCCACTCAGTCGTGATGACTGGGTGGGGGTGTCTTTTATAAATGACCATCACAAACAAAGAAATGAGTATTATCGGGGAGATTTTCAAAGTACGTTTTAATGTCACTTTCTGCCTCAAACTCCCACTTTAAGTTGTGTTCTGGAGTCTCATCTCTGATGTCATAGCATTCATAATATTGCCTCTTTCTAACTATTTTGTCATATAATTCCATATCATCCTTAGTAAACTCACAATCCTCTTGTTCTGGATATAAAGATTCAGGATGATGTGGGAGGTTTCCTAAAAGTTCTTTTTTCGTATATACTGTAAGGTAATCATACGAAAATGCTATTTCGGAAGGTGATTCACATAATAAATCTGGGCAGTCCTCAAAAATGTGGAACATATTCTCTATTGTTCCAACGAATAAAACTCTACAATGTGACATCGCTATTCTTCTTTAAGTTCTACTGGCTCATCGTTCCAAGATAATTCTCTTCCGATGAGTTTCTTAATACTTCCTTTAGGAAGGTAACAGCATCCGGTATTTGCGTACCTATGCCCATATAAATATACGACAGAGCAAATCCATAATGTATTACTTTCATTTCTGCAAGGTTTTTCTACAAAAATATGTTCACAGCCACCTTTATCTACTGCTAACCAAGACATAACTAATCCTCCAATTTTAAATCAGTTCCACAATTACGACTTTCCTTTAGGAAGTCATTAACTTCTTCCTTGTAGCTATAACCACAATCCTTCTGTAGAGCCTTTATCTTCTTGTAACCGATACCAGCTTCTCGGCAAAGTTCTGCTGCCAAGCTATAGTTTTCGACATAGCCAATAACGTTCTGAA